TTTGAAATAGGTAAAGAAGAAAAGTTACAGAAGACTGTGCGAATTTTGTGTTATCCAAATATAACATTCCAAAAAGATCTTGAGAAAGATTCATACATTCAAGTAATGAAAAAACAAATCTCATTATTGAATCAAATTCGTGATGACTTGTGGTTCTACCTTATTTTACCCTGTCCAGTTCCATCTTTAGACTTTGACAATGTAACTCAATGGTACGTTGATATGCCAACATATCCACCAACTATGAGGTCACACTTTGATGTACCTAAGATACAAAAACTATTAAGTAGAAATTTAGATTTTGATTTGGTATGTTCTCATCTACCAGAACATACCCATGCATTGAAAAATGTTGTGTATAATGTTACACACCACACACCAAAGTTTTTTGGGTACTCTCATTGGTTTGATCTCAAGGAAGTAGTTGCATGGCCTAAGGATGCATTCAGACAAAACATTATGGGATTGTTGGAATACGAAACTTGTTATCTTAACACAAAACATCAAAAAGGTATGGTTCTTAAACAAGCAATGGATACCGTTAATATGAATACTGCTGCTGAGTTAGATAGAATTTTAACTGTTCAACATTTGGGTGTAGACGAAAAAGATATCATTGATGAGATTAATCCAACTCCACCTAATATTATTGTATTCAATCATAGACCAGATACTTACAAACATTTTAAAGAATTTATTGCTATGTGTGATAAGTTGTGGGAAACTAGACAAGACTTCAAAGTCTGGATACCTCTTCTTGAAAAACCTAATCGTGAATATGTTACGACAACAAAAGGTAATAAAGAATGGTATTATAAGAACCTACAGAAAGTTTTAGTTGGTTTTTCACCTAAACAAACTTATGGTGGGTGGAGTGTCAGTACTACTGATGGAATGATGAATGGCGTTCCGTTCATTATGTATGATGATACTTATTACCACGAACTTAATGCAGAAGGTGATTTCTTTACTGATGATAATACTGCACTTCAACTATTGAACAAGTACTTGGATGATAGAGAATATAGGAATAAACAAGCAAACCAAGCATTGAGTTGGATAAAGAAACGTCTTATCTATAAGGATAAGATGGAAGAAATGTCTGACTATATGGATTTGATGATTAGTACTACTCACCAGATGGGTGATAGTGAAAAGTTCAATGATATTCTAGGGTGGATTAAAACTGCTGGTAGAATATCTAAAGAAGAACTAATCGACAAACTTGGATGGGGTAGAGGAATTAAATGGACACCTTATCGAAGAGCTCTCATGGCACATCCAAACGTATATGATGTTAATAACACGACACCATATTATTGTTGGAAAACCCTTGACAATTAGTATGTCTTATGATATACTGAACTTTATAAATGGAGAACTAAATGACTGATACCTTTCTAAACGATTACGCTAAATTTGTTGACCACACGACAAGCAAGGCGTCTAAAGACCCAGATTACTTTATGGAATCATGTGAAATTGTGGAAGAGCAAGGACTATCACCAGAACGATTGATGACTGCCGCTTTAGGTATTTGTGCTGAAGGTGGTGAGTTTGCAGAGATTGTCAAGAAGGGCATTTTCCAAGGGAAAGAATTGGATGTTGATGTTCGTTATCACATGAGACGAGAACTAGGTGATGTGATGTGGTATGTTGCTCAGGCGTGTATCGCCCTAAATACTAGTATAGAAGATATAATTGAAATGAATATTTCAAAACTTGAAGATAGATATCCAAATGGTTTTGAAGTTTTTCGTTCTGAACACAGAAGTGAGGATGATATTTAATGGACTTTTTGAAAGATATTGCCAAGACAGCGGGCAACGAATACGCTGCTTTAGTTAGTGATGGAGTAGAAGCAGGAGATGTTGATAATTTTATTGACACTGGTTCTTACATCTTTAACGCACTATTAAGTGGGTCAATCAATGGTGGATTGCCTGCAAACAAGATTACTGCAATTGCTGGTGAGTCTGCCACAGGTAAGACTTTCTTTGTGATGGGAATCGTCAAAGCATTCTTGGATGCAAATCCAAATGCTGGTGTTTTGTACTTTGAGTCTGAATCTGCAATTACCAAACAAATGGTTATTGATAGAGGTATTGACCCAGAGAGAATGGCTATTCTACCAGTGACAACTGTTCAAGAGTTTAGAACACAGTCGCTTCGTGTTCTAGATAATTACATTACACAACCAGAAGGTGATAGACAACCAATTATGTTATGTCTTGATTCTCTTGGTATGTTGTCTACAACCAAAGAAGTAGAAGATACTGCTGATGGTAAAGAAACAAGAGATATGACTAGGGCGCAAGTATTGAAGGCTGCATTCAGAGTGTTGACTTTGAAACTTGGTAAAGCAAAAGTACCAATGATTGTTACTAATCACACATATGATGTAGTTGGTTCTATGTTCCCTACCAAAGAAATGGGTGGTGGTTCTGGACTGAAGTATGCTGCTTCATCTATCGTATATCTTTCAAAGAAGAAAGAAAAGGATGGAACTGAAGTTGTAGGTAATATTATTCATTGTAAAAATCATAAGTCACGTTTGACTATCGAAAACAAGATGGTCGATGTACGTTTGATGTATGAACGTGGACTTGATAGATATTATGGATTGCTGGAACTTGCATTGAAGTACGGTATTTTCAAATCAGTTTCTACTCGTATTGAACTTCCAGATGGTACAAAAACATTTGGTAAGACTATCAACAATCAACCAGAGAAATTCTTTACGGAAGAAGTTATGCAACAGTTAGATGATGCTGCCAATAAGGAATTTAAATATGGAACGAGGGTTACCGATGACAGCAATATTGACGAATCAGTTGATGGCGATGAATTACATAAAGACGTATGATAATGTTATACCAGATGATATCTGTGACCAACTAGTCAAGACGTTTGAAGTAAACCCAGAACAACACGAAGACATACAGTTGGAAGGACATCGATCTTTCCAACAAGTAAATTTGCAACAGAACGAAGGATGGGAATTTCATGCTAAGTTTTTACAAGTTGCTTTTAATAAATATGTTGGTAGATATAAACACGATTGTAATATTACAGATATGATGTTCCCACCAGAATATGCATTTGAAATGTTCAGAATGAAAAGATATTTACCAAACGACAAAGACGAGTTTAGCGACCACGTTGACGTAGGCAATCAAGCCTCGGCAAAAAGATTTTTGGTTTTCTTTTTGTATTTAAATGAACCTCAAGGGGGTGAAACTGAATTTCCACAATTCAATGTGTCAGTTAAACCAAAAAAAGGTAGTATGTTAATGTTTCCACCAATGTGGACACATCTTCATGCTGGAAGAAAAGTAACAGGTAATGAACCGAAATACATAGTCGGCAGTTACCTTCATTATATATAAAGGATAAATTATGATTGAAAAAGATACAATTGTGTCAGTAGTGACACTATCGGGTGAATACTTAGGTAAATATTGGGGTGAAGATAACGGTAGCGTAACTCTTAAAGACCCTAGAATGTTAATCTCAACACCAGATGGTAAAGTAGGATTTGCTAGAGGTATATGTATGACAGGTGAAGAAAACACAAAACTAGGTACATTTAATTCTGGTGGAGTTGTTTTAGTAACAAAAACTAATAAGGACTTTAGTGATGCTTATATTCAAGCAACTACAGGACTTGACCTGTCAGCAACATCACCAAGTAAGTTGATCATTTAATGAGTATAAAAGACAAATACACTTTTGTTGAAAACAAGGATGCTAAATGGCAGGGTATCGGTCTAACCGAAGCTGCTGGTAAGTATCAAGGTATTGTCTATCGTTATGGAAAAGTCTCATTCGGTAAAAAGGAAGATAAAAATGGAAATCTCCCTTTACATTTTGAATGGGATGTGTTAGACTCTAATGGACTACCAAAAGAAAACATGGGTGAAGATTTCTTCCATCTAATTGGAGATATCTTACAAGATTTATTAATGGAACAAGTGAACCAAGGATCATTACAATATGTCAATACAGAACATTGAGAGAACAACACTAACTCATTTAATATGGAATGAGGATTACGCAAGAAAGGTTTTACCTTTCATCAAACCAGAATATTTTTCTGACCGTAACGAAAGAATTATATTTGAAACTATTACGGATTTTGCAGATAAGTACAATGCATTTCCGACTAAAGAAAGTCTTGCAATTGAGGTTGATAATCGTAAAGATATCAATGATGATGATTACAACAAGATTGTTGATATCATTAAATCTCTTGACAAGGCAGACGTAGACCTTCAGTGGTTGCATGACACAACTGAAAAGTTTTGTAAAGATAAAGCAATCTATAATGCAGTCCTTGAAGGTATTAAAATTATTGATGGTAAAGATAAGGAAAAGACACCAGAGGCTATTCCATCAATTCTTAGTGAGGCTCTTGCAGTTTGTTTTGACACCAATGTTGGTCACGATTATATTGACAGTGGACAAGACAGATATGAGTTTTATCACAAGAAAGAAGTAAAGATTGAGTTTGATTTGGATTACTTTAATCGTATTACCAAAGGTGGACTCCCACAGAAAACATTGAATATTGCCCTTGCAGGCACAGGTGTTGGTAAATCGTTGTTCATGTGTCACATGGCAGCGTCTACACTTATGCAAGGTAAGAATGTTCTATACATCACTATGGAAATGGCAGAAGAAAGAATTGCTGAACGTATTGATGCGAACTTAATGAATATAACAATAGATGACCTACATACATTACCAAAGAAAATGTTTGAAAGTCGTTTAAATAACATACAAAAAAAGACAAACGGAAAGTTAATCATTAAAGAATACCCAACTGCATCTGCTCATGTTGGTCACTTTAGAAGTCTTATTAAGGAACTCGCACTAAAGCGTAGTTTCAAACCAGATATCATCTTCATCGACTATTTGAATATCTGCTCATCATCAAGGTTTAAGGGGAATGCAAGTGTTGGATCATATTTCTATATTAAGGCAATTGCAGAAGAACTTAGGGGATTGGCAGTTGAAACAAATGTACCTATTATGTCAGCGACACAAACAACTAGAAGTGGGTTTGTCTCAAGCGACATTGGGTTGGAAGATACGTCAGAAAGTTTTGGTCTTCCTGCTACGGCAGACCTCATGTTTGCACTTATTGCTACGGAAGAACTAGAAGAACTTAATCAAATTGCTGTTAAACAATTGAAAAACCGATACAATGACCCGACAACAAACAAAAGGTTCATCTTAGGTATAGACAGAGCTAAGATGAAATTATATGACGTTGAACAATCTGCACAGAAGGACTTAGTTGATAGTGGACAAGAAGATAAAGTGGTATTCGATAGTACACCGTTTGCTGGAAAGACTAGCAAATATGACAAATTTCAAGACATCAAGGTATAATAACTATAAACCGAAATACTACACAGACATAAATGTAAAAACAAAAAGATGGGAAGTCGTGGAACTCCCAACTCGACATATTGTTGATACATTTACATTCAAGGAAGATGCCAGTAAAATGGTATCTAACTTGAATACACTTAAACCATTCGGCGAAAGGCCGCTTCCACGATTTTTAATCAAGGAGTAAATATGAAGAAACTTTTTATTTTAGGTTTTGTTACATTGTTTGTAACATCTACAGTAGGAGCCTCCCAAGTTTGGGCTCAGACCGTTGTTGACCATCAAAAACAAGTTATTAATAAAAGACCAAACCATGTTGAGGTTTGTTATCAACAACAACAATCTGGTGATAAAACTGGTGATACACTCAAAGGTGCTATTATTGGTGGAGTTATTGGTAACAATGTTGGTGACATTAAGAACGGAGGCGCTCTAGGTGCAGTTCTTGGTGGTATGTTTGGACATAACAATTCAAAAGCAACAGGTGGTTACAGGACAGTTTGTAAACACGAAGTTCGGTATACAGAAGAAGTTACAACCGTATATTCCCATTCTACAGTAACATTCCGTCACGAAGGTAGAACATATAGTCTTAAATTCCACAAATAAGACTTGACAACAATCAAGTTCTCTAGTATTATAAATAGTAGAGTACTACTAATATGAATGGAGAACTTGATGCAAAGCTACAAGCAATATTTGCGTGAACTTACAGTATCACCCGATTATCAATCTAGAGGAACATTTAATCCATACTATGAACTTAGTGTGGATGTCGATAAAGATATACGTCCATCTATTGGTGATGGGGTTATTAAGTTTAAATCCGTAGATACTGCTGCTGGTACTGAAATCAAGAATTATGGTGGCAAATATAAGTTTCAAATAGAATTAGATGATGTACTTACAGACAAGTATATTACAGTAACAAAGAAACTAGTCAAAGCACACCTTGGTCAAAAGACCAGAAAAGACTCAACTGCATCATCAAATGTAAACGAGTTTCTTTCCCTATATTTCCTTATACATACAGATTATACAGACCCAGCAGATTTTCAAATGGGCTTGTCTAAGAAGACAGGTAATACAGGAATTTTGACAGGAGAAGGAAAAGATATCTCCTATGAACAATTAGTTCAACTTATTGACAAGGATGAGTCTGCTGATAGAGATATTCAGATTGGATATAATAACTCTTTAGCAGTTAAATCAGATTTGGGTAATAAAACATACAGCAAATTATATTGGGTGCCAAGAGGTAAACCCGAAGGAGTTGGTAGTAAGAACCCTTCAGACATTATTATTAAATTATCTAATGGAAGTTTTGTTGGGTACTCTAATAAAATATCTGATGGTAAAGATGCCACCCCAAAGATTAATACGAACATTACTGCATTCTACTCAAAACTATCTGACAGGGCTCAACTAATGTCCATACAGAATATGATTGATGACGCATGGAATTATGCTGCTAGTACCGTAGATAAGAAACACATTGCATCACATAAAGCGATATCAAACTTTATTATCTCAAATGAGAAGTTCAGTGAAAGTGCTTCCAAGAAATCTTTCGCAAACCTCGCTAGAACATTTAATACAAATAAACTAAAGTTTTATGCTAATGATTTCTATTATCCTTTTCGTAACAATCTAATCAAAAGGTTTTCAGAGTATCTAACCAATTCTAAAAATATGATGTACCTACTAAATACTGTTGGGTATTATACATATGATGACCCACACGCTACTCCATGTCCTTACAAACTATTAATAGGTTCGGACAAAGGTGCTTCTAAAATTAAAGAAGTATCTTCAGATGAAGAAGGTAGAGAAATCTTTTTCGTTAAGAACAGTACAGACCTAACACAGATTCGTGTTAGTTATGATAACAAAAGTCAAACATTTAATGTTGCATTCGGATACTCCCCACTTGGTAAAGTGGTTTCTGCCCCAATTGTTTTGAGAACAAGGGCACAGGGTGGTTGGTCTGGTAAGAGTTTATACATTACAACTAGTGGATTTAAAATCAAATGATGAGTTTTATTACAGAAGGCAAAGAGGGTAAAAACCTACACTTAGAACATATCGAAGATGAAATACTTAACTTTGGTGTGCCAGGCGGTAGAGCTGCAATTAACTTTGTTCGTTCATTAAGAGATATGCTTGCTGGAGAAAGTCGTACATCTACTAATATGACAGTTAAGTGGGATGGTGCGCCTGCAATCTTTGCTGGTATTGACCCATCTGATGGGAAGTTTTTTATTGCAAAGAAATCTGTATTTAATGCAACACCGAAGTTATATAAATCAGAAGGAGAAATTGATGCTGATTTATCTGGAGCACTTAATTCTAAATTTAAGATTGCACTACGAGAATTTTCAAAATTGGGTATCAAGGACGTATTACAGGGCGACCTCATGTTTACCGATGATGTCGAGAAGACAAACATTGACGGAAACAAGTATTATACTTTTCAGCCTAATACTATTGTTTATGCTGTGCCAATTAATTCTACATTGGGTGGTATTATTAATACTGCAAAGATTGGGGTAGTTTGGCATACCACATATAAAGGTAGTGATTTGCAAGGAATGACTGCATCATTCGGTGCAGATATTAAGGGGTTAAAGAAACCATCTTCAGTGTGGCAGGACGATGCAACTTATAAGGATGTATCTGGTAAGGCGACAATGACTGCTGCTGAAACTGCTGTAGTAACAGGACACTTATCAAATGCTGGTAAAACATTCCAGAAGATTAACGCTGGTGGTTTAAAGAGATTTCTAAACTTACAAAATTCACTAACAGGTAAACTTGTTGGTGCATCTCTAAAGACATATAATAATAGTAAAGTTAGAGTGGGGGAAGCGATTAAAGACCCCAAGGCTCATGCAAATGGATATGTTATATGGGTAGAGAATCACTTTCAAAAGGAAATTGGTAAGGTAAAGACACAAAAGTCCAAAGATGCTTTGGAAGTTAAAAAGACAGAATATCTAAGAGATTTTAAGAAAATGTTACCAAATCTGACAGAGGTTATATCATTTCAGTCATCTTTGGTAAATGCTAAAATGGGAATTGTAAAGAAACTAAATAGTGTTAAGGGTTTAACCGATACCTTTATCAAAACCAAAAATGGGTTTAAAGTAACCAATCCAGAAGGATATGTTGCGATTGATAGGGTAAGTGGTGATGCTGTAAAGTTAGTAGATAGAATGGAATTTAGTTACAATAACTTTACTGCAATAAAGGCATGGGATAAATGAAAACTTTTAAAGAATTAACAGGAGAGTTGTCTGAAAAGATGACACCATCACAAATGATGCAACAGCGCCGAAAGATGGGGCGCCGTATGAAATTGTTAGCAAAGAAATCTTCCACAAAAATGAAGAAGGCAAGGAACGCTGTACGGAGACGTAGTAGTGACCAACTTCTTGCATCTGCTAAACGACAAGCAAAAATGACAGTAATCAAAAAGAGTTTGGGGCCTAATGTGAATTATAGTGAACTTCCTATGGCAAAAAGAATTCAGATTGACCAACAGATTGTTGCTAAGAAACGTACAGTAATTGATAAGATTGCAAAGAAACTGTTAAGAGGACTTAAAGCTGGTGAAGGTGAAAGAGTTAAAGGTGCTAAAGCAGCACGTTCTAATGCTCAATCGGTGGAGGCAGGATAATGAAAAGATTTGTAGACTTACAAGAAGCAAAGAAAACTGCAACCTTTACCTTTGGTAGATTTAATCCACCAACTACAGGACATGAAAAGTTAATTAATGCACTTGCTAAACAGGGCGGTGATTTGATGGTATATCCATCTCATTCTCAAGACCCTAAAAAGAATCCACTTCCTCATGCAAGAAAGATTGCATATATGAAGAAGATGTTTCCAAAGTATGCAAAAAATATTATTGCTGATAGAGCAAGAAATGTATTTGAGATTTCTACATCAATCTATAATAGAGGTTATAGAGATGTAGTTATGGTTGTTGGTTCTGATAGAGTAAAAGAATTTGAATCACTATTAAATAAGTATAACGATGTCGAAGGTAGACATGGTTACTATAAGTTCGACAGTATTAAAGTAGTATCTGCTGGTGACCGTGACCCAGACGCCGAAGGTGTTTCTGGTATGTCTGCATCTAAAATGAGGGCTGCCGCTGCTGCTAATGACTTTGAATCTTTTCAAGGTGGATTACCAAAAGGATTCAAAGACAGTAAAAAACTATTTGCAGATATTAAACTGCATATGAATATTAAAGAGGATTACAACCTTACACAAGAAGACCTTATTCGTGACCTTTACATTCGTGGAGAAATCTGGAATGTTGGTGATGTTGTTGAAACAACTAATGGTGATGAAGGAAAGATTATTCGTAAGGGTACAAACTATGTTGTGTTTGAAGACTTGAGAAAAGTTTGGTTACATGATTTACAAGAAGTCAAACAGGACAAAGATATTAAAGATAAAGAGGGTACTCAACCAGCAAAGTATTTTGCAAAAGATGCTGATGGTGATGAAATGTCAGTAGCAACTAAAAAGAAACGTGCTGCTCACTTTGCAAAGAGTAAGTCTGGGCCTGCGCCTGGCGATGCTGATGCAGACACTAAACCATCGAAACATACTAAGAAGTTCAAACAGATGTATGGTGAGGATGAAGACCCATGTTGGGATACTCATAAACAGGTTGGTACTAAAACAAAGAATGGTAAACAAGTTCCTAATTGTGTTCCTAAAGAAGAAACTGAAGTTGATGAAAAAACAACTTATATGAGAAGGGATAAAAAGTTACCCAATCTCAAAGTTAAAGTTAACAGACGTTCTGATAACGATACTCTCGCAAAAAGAATTAGAGGCGATAAAGTTAAAAAACTTGGAATAAAAGAAGAAGATTTTCAACTTGACGAAAAGATTGAAGGACTTGTTACTAAAGCAGAAAAGTCTGGAATGCCATATAGTATTCTAAAGAAAGTATATGACAGAGGAATGGCTGCATACAAAACTGGTCACAGACCAGGCACTACTGCACAACAATGGGCATTCGCAAGAGTTAACTCATTTACTACAAAGAGTAAAGGTACATGGGGTAAAGCAGATGCTGACCTTGCAAAACAAGTTAGAGGTGAAGCATTAGACTACCCAAATGAGACTGCAAAAGAATATAAGAAAACTACGCCAGGTCAAATGACTAAAGAGTCAATTGATGATTGGTTTATGTCAGAATCTACGAGAGAGAAGTACGAAGACCGATATGGTAATGAATGGTTGTCTAAACTATCTGTTACTTACGATGCAATGTTAGAAAAGATTGATTGTTGTGATGATTGCAACGAACAATACAATCACATTGTAGAAGAATCAGAATATCAAGGTAAGAAGGTCAAACTAAATGATCCTATCCGTACAAGTGAAAACCCTAAAAAGAAATTTAAGGTTTATGTAAAGAATGAAAATGGTAAGGTTGTTGTGGTTCGATTCGGCGACCCTAAGATGTCAATAAATCGAGATGACCCAGCAGCACGAAAATCATTTCGTGCTAGACACGGTTGCGATAAAGATGCAGGGCCTAAATGGAAGGCAAAGTATTGGAGTTGTTATCAATGGCGTGCTGGTGCAAAGGTAGATAACTAAAAGGAAAAAACAATGAGTAAATATAGACAAACTATGAGAGATGCCCTTGCCCTAGTTACTGAGGCAGTTTCATCTGCCCAACAAGCTGCAATCGCAATCTCTAAGAAAGAAAAAGAAAAAGAAAAGACAGAAGATGACTTCAAACCTCATATGATGTACGATCCCAAAACTGGTAAAGGTTATGAAGCAAAGACTATGGACGATCATTTAAGAATGAAAGACATGGGATATACACATGAAAAACCAGAACAGTCAGAAGCGCTGGACGAAGCAAAGTTTAGTAAAGATATGATTGATAAACTTAGAAAAGCATATGAACCATTGAAAGGTAAAAAGATTCCACCAAACCCTTTAATGAAAATATTTGATAAAATTGATTCAAATAAAGATGGTTTAATTCAATTATATAAAGCAGATATACCTTTTGTTAGTATGATGGCAATGTCAAGACTTATGCTAAAACATAATATGAAAGCAGATGATATAAACAAACTTGGTAAAATCAGAAGAGAAGATTTTGTGGATGTGCTTGATGAAGCGCCTAAGTATGACCTTTATCATAAAGATTTTAGTGGTGCAATGCAACACTCATATAAGATGGCAAAGAAACTTTACGGTATTACAATTGACCCAAAAGAGATTGATGATAAAGTTGCTACTGGGCCAAAGAAACCATCTTCTGGTAAAACCAACACTTATCGTCTAAAGGGTGACAAAGGTAATATTCAAGTTCAAGTTGCAAATCTTGATAACAAGAAATACGAATTGAATATGTACAAAGAAGAAGTTGAAATTGATGAGGCAAAAATGTCTGAGATACTCAAGTATAATAAAGAAGGTATGTCAACAAAGGACATTGCAAAGAAATGTGGAATGTCTGAAAGTGAAGTAAAAGCACTACTCTCACAACCTAAGACTGTACAAAAAGCAATCATGTCACTTGAAGAACCAGAACATCATAACTGTGGTACAGATGATTGTTGTGGTGAATGTGAGGACACAATTATTCCTGTAGATGCATTCAATAATAAGAATGCAAAACATGATGCAGATTTAAACGAAGCAATTAAGATGGGTGACCCCAAGTTAATCAAGTTGTTTGATAAACTTAAAAAGAAAGATGAAGTACAGTTCAAGATTGATTCTTCAATGAGTAAAGGTACTGAATTCCAAACTTAT